GCTTGAGCTCGTTTGGGTAGTGTCCCCTCCACTAGACGTTGTTTGCGTTGTGCCGCCACCGCTTGTGGTCGTTTTCGTCGTTCCCCCGCCACTAGTCGTTGTCTGCGTTGTGCCGCCACCACTCGAGCTTGTTTGCGTTGAGCCACCGCCCGATTTCGTTGCTTTTGAATAGGCGCGAAACTCCGTTACTTCGTAGTTAAGCATTACGGAGTTAACGCGCACCGCATCTTCCGGCACGTAGAACCGGATGGTCGCCGGATTGTTGGGGTCGCAGTTGTCCGAGTAATCGTTCGTATAGATATTTGTCGCGCCTTGCGCGTAGAGGTCGTTAATCAGTTGCCGTTCCGTTAGACTTGCGATTTCGTCCGCGATATTGTCGCTCTTATTCGCGAGTGTAATCGTTACGTCGCCGGGATTGCCTTCCACGTCGGACTTCGATAAACCGACAATTCGCGTTTGAAAATGCTCGCCTGCTTCCGTATCATTCACGTCAACCATCGCGCCGATTTCGAATTTGTCGATGGAATCTCCGGTGATACGATACAAGTCCGCGGCACTGACCGTATAAGTTACGCGAGGCGTTTTTAGGCCGTTTAAAAGCGCCTTTGAAGCGTTTAATAACTCCGTGGCATCTTCGTAGGACTTATCGCTAAATATGCGCGAAATAACGCCGTATGTGCCAATGGTGTCCGCGTCGATGTACGGTTTGCCGCCGTTGACTTTCTCGATGCCGAGCTGGTTGTCGCCGTCGCCGTAACCGAGCGCATACAACCGCGTGCATAATTGCGATGTGTCGATTTCTTTCGTGATGCCGCGTAAATTCTTGCCGTAGCGAATATAAGCGGACGGTGCATCGTCAAGCGCGATAAGGTTAAGCGTCCACGGGTAAACCGTTGTGTCCCACGTCCACATATACGCGTCAAGAAACGGTTTTGTAATCGAGAATAGCGCCGACAAGACGTTTGTGTTCGACCAGTTGTACGAAAAATTGTACGAAAAGTCGACGCGGCCAACGACCCAATTCAAATCGGACTGAAACGCGAGCAGCGACGAAATATTATCGTATGTCGTCAGGTTGTCGGTTTGGAAGCCGCGAAAAATAACCGTGTCGAGTAGCGTGCTGAGCACGTGTTCGCATTGATACGTGATGAGTTTCGTATTTTCGTCGACCGCTTTGGTTGGCGTGATGATCCGAAACAAGTCGACGCGCTCGTCGCCGTCAAATATTTCCGCATAATAAAACGGCTGACAAAACGCATTTTTTACGTCGTCAGCCGGTAAGGCGAAGGTTGCCGTCCAGACTTCGTTCAGCCGTTTGTCGTAACCGATGGATACGGCGTTTTCGATGATGGCGACTAGTTTGCGGTTTTGGTCGTAGATTTTAATTATACGGAATCACCTCCATGCCATTTAAACTTTTGCGATTTCAATATTCACAGTGTTAACTGTTACACTCCCCGCGCTTGTTTGTTGTATATAAAAGTCATAACTAAATCCACTTTGCAAATAGACCAATCTTGAAAAATTGAGTACTTGTTGTCCTGTGCCGCCACCTATTGGTTGTTTATAAGTGCCATTCTCATACAGTCTTAAATAAGCATTATTTGGTACTTGGGCAGCAAATGTGATATAAGCTGTTATGAGGTAAAGACCTGACTCTTTTGCAATAAATGTACTGCTTGAAAGTTCCCTATTTATGTCAATGGTTACTGTATCAAAAGAAACACGGTAATCTTGGTTTGGGTCCGCAGTGATTGTAGATGATCTTCTTGCAGCTATCTTCGTAGGGAGGGTATGCCTTTCCATGCCTTTTAGATGCTTAAGGTCTGCACCAAAGGTTAGGCCAATGCCGTACTTTCCTTCTTTACTTATGCCCGAATAAAACACATAGTATATGCCGTTGAATTTAGTAACTCCAGTTCTATAAATACCTTTATTATCCCACGTAAATTCCTGTTTTGAGGGTGTTAAAATTTTTGTGGCCATTGAATACGTTATATTGTCATTTGATACGCTATAATACAACGGCATTATTTGTCTATTGTTTTTATCAGGCGTCGCAACAATAAATAATTCGTACCCAACATCCGTGTGAATACAATCGATGTGCCACCCATAGACATTATCTTCATACGTGATATTGAGATTCCTATAGGTACTCCATGTTGATCCGCCGTCAGAGCTTTCTGTATACCATATAGACCAGTTTGCCACAAACCACATTTTATAGACGCCATTTTCATATATAATAGCAGGACTAACAAAATCCTGTACGCTTCTTGTTGCCGAAATAAACGTGTCGGTAGTCGAAAAAGTAACCCCATCCGTTGATGTCTTTCTATAAATATAGACTTTGTCTGCGACATCATCGACATATCGCCAAAATAGTTCCAAACGATTCAGATCAGGATTATAAAGCAAGTGAGTATCTGAATTATATTGCTTCGATGGGTCACTTCCGGCTGGTGTATTGATTGGGTTTGTTAATCCAGTTGGTTTCACCCAATTTATCATATCGTTACTGGCTAATATATGTGGGTTTTCTTTTGATTGGTCTGCATTCGGATACGGAGTGAAAGCCATCCAATATTTATAACCATTCCACGCAGTGTCAAACATTACAACTTTAGGATGATAAGCTTCGTTATCGCCATATGCACTAATCAAATTAAGTTTTACTTGAGCATTTTTATAACTAATGGCCGACAAACTAGCCGCATTGTCAGCTAGCCGCGCGTCGCTATCATCCAATCGTGCTTTTAACGTTGTGAACGTCGTACCATTCGCCGCAACCCTAGCCTGCGCTGCCTCAACGGATGAGTCACCGTTAATCACAATCGTATCTAGTTGCGTTTGCGTGTTTTCCGAGTTTACTAACGCTTGGTCAGCCGTTGACTTCGCATCATTTGCCGTTGTTATCGCTTCGTTTGATTGGTCGATTGCCGCGTTTATTTTATCGGTGCCTTGGCGTAGCGTATCGGAATAGTTGATATGTCCTACCGCCATTGAGCCGCCTCCTTACAAGTATTTAAAGGGAAACTTAACCGTGAGATTAAAATTCAACCCGCTACCGTCGATTCGTACGTCATTATCCCCGGGCAGCAATTCTAAAAAATCGCCGCTAAAATCGTTCATTTTGCTAATTTCCGTCCAGTTTGATGGAAGTTCCGCGGGAAAATTCGGTGCCAAAAAGTATTGATCGTATTCCGTTAACTCAACTTGAAAAACGAAATAACGTTCCCCGTCGATATACCACGATTTATTCGTAAAACTCGGCAAAGTAAACGATTTACCGTTCGCGTTTATCGTAAGCGTACTGGCGCTTCCGGTAATAATAAACGTGGGGCGCGTATTCATGCCAGCGTTTGATACGGTTATAGTTTGCGGATACTGTACCAATTTAACGTCGCTCGTGCCTGTTAACCCCATCGTATACCTCGCCTGAAACGTTATCGCTTCGCTTCCCCACGTTAATTCCGTGCTATCAACGATTGACCTCGCGTATGGGTCGGCGCAAAGAAACGTAAGCGTTGCCGTGCCGAACGTTACTAACTCGCTTAGCACGGTGTCACCGGTCAGTCGCGCCAAGTAATATTTGTCGGGCTCATCGTCAAAAACGAGTTGCTTCGGTTTTCGGTCATCCGGTAGCAGCCACGCCGCCACATCGCGCACGAGGTCACGGTATTCTTGCGGGCTATTCGCGAGTAGCGTCACTTGCACCGGAATTTCGCGCACACCGAGTTCATAACCGTAGTCCCACGCGCCAGCCCGTCCGGGCACCGTCAGCAACTTCGGTGCGATCGGAGGGGCGATTTGGCGTTCTTTTGCGTTGACAATGAAAAAGCCAGCGCTATGCTGGCCGTTAAACGTAAATCCGTTAGTATTCGCCATCTATACGATGCCCCTCCTTCGTTTCGTTTCGCGAACGGTTGCGCCTTGGGCGCGCGACACCGATGGCTCGATTTGCTTGCCGTCAAGCATAACGACAATATCGCCGCCCGATTCGCGGATAGCCCGTTCGATTGCCGCGAGTAATGCGTTGGTTTCCGTAAAGTCGGCGCTGGCCTGCGGTAATTGCGCGTTTTTAATCCACCGGAATAAATTCGCTTGTTGGCCTTCCGTCAGAATCATTTCGTTGCCGAGAACCCGTATATCCCTTTCGGTGAACATTGGCGGCGTCCAATCGAACGCAGGCGAGCCGCCTTCGTGATATTTCGGCAATTCGAACGCGTTAGGACGTACAGGTCCGCCTTGATGACGATTGCGTACCATATCGTTGTACGCCTTCGTGCTGTTTACGAGAAACCGTTGTTGGTCGACCGTTAAATGAACGGTTTTGAATACGGCTTTCTTGAGGTCATCGTCGATTTTTACGATAGATGGGTCGGTTTTAATCTTAACTTCTTTATAAATAGTTTTGCCTGCGATGTCATTCATTTCGCGTAATTCGCCTTGTGCCGTTTTAATCCGCTTAATCTGATCGTCGATTTTTTCAACTTGGGTTTCGTATTCTTCCGTATTTAATTTTCCTTGCGAATGAAGCAGGCCGAGCTTCGACTTTTGATCTTCGAGTTTATCGAGTTGCTTTTGTAAAACTTGAAGGCCTTTGCCGCGCTCCGAAGTCAACCCGACGCTCGATAGAATTAACTGTTCATAAGTCGCCTTTGTTTTTTCAAGCTCCGCAATATCCTTTCGCGTTGTTTCTAATTCTTTTTGTTTTCCGATGATTTTATTTTGAATCGTTTGAAGTGCTTTACGTTCTGTTTCAAGCTGCGCTTCTGCTGCGCGTTTCGACAAAAAGGCTTGGTTTGCTAAACTTTGCTCTTTTTCATTTTGAGAATCCTTATATTTGTTTATTGTTTCATTTGCTTTTGCAATAGTATCTTCATGCTTGCGTATATTATCGACGATACCCTCTCTATCTTTTTCTAAAGATTGTATCTCAGAAATTAAATCCTTTTCTTTCGCGAGTTTATCGTCAATACTATTCAAAAGCTCTATAAACTTCCCTTTTGTTTGTGCTTGAAGTAATTCATACTTCGCCTGCGCTGCCTTTTTAGCAGAATCAGCGTTTTTCGCAAGTGCATTACCTTCCGCGGATATGGCGCGTTCAGTTTCCGGTGACGCTTCGATAATCTTCTTGTTTGCGTCAAGAAATTTCTGCAATTGGTCGTGCGACAATCCGCTTTTCTTTTCGAGTTCGGCCATTTCGTCTTTAAGCGCCTTAATTTTGGACGGGTCGGTTGTTTTTTGTAACTCGCTTTGGATGTCCATGTAACGCAGTAATTCGGCATTTGTTAACGCGTTTTTATTCCGCAGTTCTTCAAACGTGTTCACTGCGTCATCTATTGTTTTAACTTGGCTTTGTGTTGCCTTTATGGTTTCAATTGTAACCTCATTGGTTTTCGACATTGAACTACGCAAGCCAACGAATAACCCCGTTAATAACGATATAGCCGTAATGGCCGCGCCAACTGGTGTTAATGCGAAAGCCCGTAATGCCAACGATATTTTCGTTATCGCGGTCAATAATAAGCCAACACCCGCCGCAGCCCCAGCCGCTTCCAAACCGGTTGTGATTAACGCAGGGTTTAACTTACTTAGCCACTCGATAAAGTCCGTCGCGCCGTCGATAATTTTACGGAAAGTCGGTAAGAATTCTTCGCCTATTTCGATGCTGAGCGTTTCGAGCGCGCCTCTAAATTCTTCAAACGATCCTTTCAACGAGTCCATTTTCGTTTTCGCCACGTCAACAGCTTTTACTTTCGACATTTCCTTCCACATTTGGTTGACGCCGTCGGCTCCGGCACGAAACATAATATTCGCAGCACGCACGGCATCCGTTCCGAAAAGGATTTGTAGCGTTGCTTGACGTTGCTCGTTCGATAAGTTTTTCAATTTATCGTGAAGAATCCCGGAAATTTCCGCAAAAGACTTTAGCTTACCGTTAGCGTCGTAAAAAATATTCGCGCCATCTTTCGTTACGAGCCCGAGTTCTTTGAACAGTTCTTTTTGTTGCTTTGTTTGCGGAATCAAATTGAGCAACATCGTTTTTAGCGAAGTACCAGCATCCGAACCACGTAACCCATATTGCGCGAAAAGCGCCAACGCGGTAGACGTATCTCTAAACGTCATGCCCATTCCGCTAGCAACCGCCGACGCTTGCGACAAGCCCATCGCCATTTCTTTTACGTCCGTGGCCGAAGCGTTGGCCGCGCCCGAAAGTATATCGGCTGCGTCCGCCACTTTTAGATGATCGTCACGAAACGCATTCAACGCGGTACTTGCGACTTGGGCCGCGTCGGCTAACGAAAGCTCGCCGGCTGTTGCGAGGTTTAGTGCGCCTTCAAGGCCGCCGTTGAGGATGTCGGTCAGCGAAACGCCGGCTTTGATAAGCTCCTCGATGCCTTCGGCTGCTTCGGCTGCGCTATATTTCGTTTTGGCGCCCATTTCGATCGCGAGGTCGTGAATCTTCGCCATTTCTTCGGTTGTTGCCCCGGAAACCGCTTTGATGTCCTGCAATTTTTGCTCAAAGTCAGCCGCCATTTTTACGGTTCCGCCGATAGCCGTCGCAACCGCTCCACCAACAACTAGACTCGCTTTTTGAATCGCTTTAATATCTTTCGAAACCTTTTTCGCTTTGTCGCCGAGTTCGCCCGCTTTTTTCTTGGATTCATCAATCTTGCGCATGAACTCGACGTTGTTGAGCGTTACCCTCGCCCTTATTTCGCCCACATCCGTTGCCACTTTGCCCCGCCTCCTTTCACGCTCTATTCGCGCCTTTTGCCGTCAACGCGCGCAACCGCTCGAACGCGGCACGATCGAATTTGTTGCCGTTGTTAACGACTGCGCCCGTTTCACGAATAAGGTCGTTAATCATACGTTTTGCATCTTTTTCTTCGTAACGGCCAAACGCGATCTGCATGTCTTGAATACGCTCCAAACGCTCCATCGCGCGCCGCTTCCGCAATCTATCGATAATGGCCGGTAAATCGACCATGTAATATTCGTTTTCCAATACAGTTTGTGAAACGCCGAGCGTTACCGCAGCGTCGCGTACATAATCGTCCAGTGTATACGTAAAGCCTTCCGCCGGTTCGGGGTCTGCTGCGCCTACTTCGACAGAAGGCTTTTTACGTTTTTTAACGCGGTTGAAAAATCGTTATGTTTTATCATTTCAACTAAGTAATTCGTTATTTGCGTAAGACTTGCGTTTTCATCAATGTATTTTTCGTCAATCTCGGATAAAACCGCGACAACCTTAACGACTTCGCTCATAAATTCGTTGACAACGGCGAGCATATATGTTGCCGGGTCTTCACTTTTCATCGCGGTAAAAATATGCATCGCTAATAACGGGATAACGTTTGTGACTTCGTTCAGTTTCCGGAATTTTGCCGGTGTTAGTTTGCCGACCTTTGCGGGCTTGTCGCCGAGCATTACGGAATCTGTTCGACTAAACAAAAGACCCATATTGCGCCTCCTTCGCGAAATTTAAAGCGGGCCGAAGCCCGCCGTACATTATGCGTTTGCTGATTCGTCACCGAGGATATAAAGCAATCCGTTGGAATCCGGATAGCCGCGGAATGTAATATTGTAAACACGCTCATTATCGCTATCAAACGTGAGCTCCGGATCAGTTACAGGCGCAGCCAACGGAATCGTAATCCAGTCGTTTGGTGTGCTGTTCGGGTCAGTCGGCTTAATAACGAGTTTGTCGGCCGCATTGATTAAATCAAAACCGGAGTTTGCGTTAACCTCGAGTTTCTTTTTATTCGGGTCGGATGAATCCGTAATAAGCGTCGAGTTTGGAATAGCCTTTGCAAGTTTGTCGAGGTCATGCAACGCAAAAGGAATTGTCACTTGGCATGTTACGCCTTTGATGATGGATTTAACCGGCGTGTCGCCGTATTGATCGACAGTTACATCTTGCGTCGATGTCGACGCTTGAAACTGAATACCGCCTTTGGTGATGTCGAAAACAATCGGGTTAGTCGTACCGTACTCAACCGTTGCCGGTCCGATTGGTACATTTACCGTATTTGCTGGCAATCTTTCGTCCCCCTTTTCGGAATTTAAAAACGCCGCCGACCGTTACGGTCGAACGACGCACGTAAAATTCATTGAGTATATTGGTAAACCGTTATCATCATCGCCGATATAAATCGGTGCGCTATTATTCGCGCGAATGATAACGACGGAATCATTTCCTATCGTTACATTTTCGATATTTGTCAACGCTTCGTATATCTCGTATGCCTTCGCCTCACAGCCGGGAATATCAACCATACCGTTAGCATCGTGGCCACCGCGCACCATAATCTGAAATGATGGCCGTTTAGTACCGAGATCGCTCGGCGGAAATCCGCCCGTTAACTTTACCGTCGCGCAAAATTCCGGCACGTACTCGCTAGGCAACGGAAAGCTGTTCGGATAATAGTCGAAAGGGACTCGCGAGTTTACGAAGTGTATAAGGTCGAGTATTTTCAACGATCATCCACCGCCTTTCCGATTGCGCCAACGAGCCATTCGAGGTATTTGCGCGACTCGCCCGCAAGTGGTCGCTCGAGGTATTTATTCCCGACTTCGTAACCGTCCACGCCCGGAGCTTGCCGCGACCGCGGGCCGAGATTGTAATCGGCTTCATGCGTCCATAACGCGTAGTTAAACCGGCCATAGCCCGGCGACACTTCGGTCACGCCAAACGTAACTTCACCAACTAGCGTTTGTGTTTTTGGTGTCCTGCGTACGTCCGTTTTTACCGATTTACGAAGCGCAGTTGAATCGATTGGCGCGATATTCGAACTGATTCGCGCAAGGTCGTCAACAACATCGTGCATAGCCGTTTCTTCCGCCGCCATCGTGACGAGTTTCTTTTTGTCCATATGCGCAAAGAACTTCGCTGCGTCAAACTCAAACTCGCTCATATATACACCACCGTTAATATCGGCTTACCGTTCAATCCGCGCTTCACATCGATTTGTTTCGGGTTTCGCGTGACGGTTATGCCGAGTTCGTTCGTGAACGAAATTTCGTCGGTGTATCGGATGTCGGCGAGTTTGTCGAGTAGGATTTTCGCTTCGGCCACGATAGTTCCGCTCTGCACGATGCCTTCCGAGTGCTGGACGGTTAACTGCGACCCTTCGTCAATCCGGCATTTTAACGTAAATGTTTGCGTTGGCAACGGCCGCCCCCATTCGTCAACGCCGCCGCTACGCCGCACGGTTATCGTTTGTTTTAACGGTACGACCGCCATCTATAACACCGTCCATTTCACGGCGCGGCCCGTGCCTAATCGCGGCAGGTCAGCGTTTTTGGGCTCAGCGTTAATCAATTCGACGGCCGTGCGCGGTATCATATCGTAAATATCCTTACGCGCGCCTTGCTTATCGGTCCACGAGCCGACGCCGGTTATCGAAAACCCCGCGAGGCCTTGCTGAAATAGCCGGTTTGTATCGTTGAAATTAACGGCCAACACCGCGCAAAACTCGTAAACGGCGTTGTCCGGTATGGTGTAGCCCGGAAATTTTTCCGCGAATATCCGCTGCGC